GTATTTCTGGCTTTACCGTGTGAAGTTCGGCATCCCGGCCACCAACCTCGCCACAAAGGGCGACAGCATTACCTTCTCCACACCCACCATTGAGGGAACCATTCTGCGCCGCAACAAGCCGGACGCCAAGGGTGTGCATCCCTGGAAAGCAGAGGTCACCGAGGGCGATACCACCGTGACGGCGGCCACCATTTCCAACTGGTATAAGACGGTATACGAGCCGACCTATGCGGCATCACCCGAGAAATCCACTTAACGGAGGTAACTTATGATGGATAACGAAAGAACCGCAACCATTACCATCGGCGATGAGGAGTACACCCTGCTCCTGACCACCAA